AGTTTACCACCTTCTGGTTGATATCCTTCTATGTCTAAACACATAATTGCATATCTTTTCTTAGTAATAAACACACCAGAACGTCCAACTACTTCTCTACCTGCTTTAATAATAGAACCTTTTTCTAATGTACACCCAAAGTCATCTTTCATAAACTGTGGGAAAGTATCTGAAACTTGGTCACTGATACGGTCATACAATGCGATTGCACTATCCATTTCTAACTCCATATCTTCTGGTAAAGCAGGAGTGGCTGTAAAATACACAGAGTCTGTATCACCATAGACTAGTGTATCACCTGTATGATCGTATCTTCCTGTGAGCAACTCATTCACTTTTGCTCCCATGTGGCGGGTGATCCGCCTACCCGTTAGTGTAGTACTCTGACCAATTCGTTTGTCAAAGAATCTACATCCTGGATTCAATATCGCTCCGTAGAGTGAATTCAAATTAATCTTTTTAACTAATTGCCTTTTATCCCAAAAGGCTATATCGGCATCAGTTGTTGCTTCTTTCTTTTTCGCTTGTAGTTCTTGTCTTTCTTTATACCAACGTTCTAACAATCCAGGCACAATACCTTGGAAGTCTGTTTTAAATATAGTACCATTAGCACTAATGTTCCAAGGCTGACCACTATTGAATACTAAGTTGTAAACATCTGCACCAGTGACTTCTACAGTAGTACCATCTTCCATATCAAGATGCATTACTTTGTTTACGTCTTTCTCCATAACCATTTCATATTCATTGGTACCAAACTTACCTAGCCATGCATCAGCGAAAGACATCTTCTCCAACTTCTGTTTACTTTCTATTTCTTCTTCAGTGTAATCTAGTCTAAGTTGTCCTACAATAGTTTCTGGAGCCATGTTTAATGCTCTAAACACACTAGGATATAGACTGTTTATATCCATACTGCCTATCCAATCGTGATATCCTTTCTTTGGAAATGCCACATAGGCACCAGCCGCCGCTGTGTTTTCTTCTTTGTTTGGTTTAGGTCTGTCAGGTACAGCATAGCCACGTTTGTGTGCTTCGTTGATAATTGCTTGTTCTGTAGTTGCAACTGCTCCCATCGTAGTAAAAAGTAATACAGTATTGTCATGTGCAATAGTGTTTGCCAAGTCTATGAACTGTAACTTCTTATCCATGTTAGCAATCAGCATAACGTCTTGTATGTTATACTCTAAGAACTTAGCAAAATCGTGATTGTATAATCTATCTAAACTCCCTTCATAGGCTACTTTCTTTTCACCTAACTCCATTTCCCCAATGTAATCTAATCTATAACTGTGCCTTTCTTCATAGTTAAACTTACGATACAGTTGCATGTAATCCAAATGCACTCTGCCCAACAAGTCATAACTTTGTCTCTCTTCACCAAAGTTATCATAACGTCTTTCTTTTGGAAACTGGTCCCATAAACATAGTTTACGAGTTTCGCTTTTACCTAATACTTTTATAATACGATTGATTGTGTATGGAATATCATAACCTTCACTGTTCCAACCACTAAGTATGTCTGCATCATCTATTAGTTGTAAGAATACTTTAAGCATTTCTGCTTCATCTTTGAACAGTATTACTTCTGGCATTGCACTTGCTATATTTTGTGCTTGTTCCCAATCTAATGTTTTAGGTGGCACAGCCAAACAAACCATAGCATCCATCCAATCCATGTAAACACCTATTGCAGTAATAGGCATGAATGCTTCTTCAGGTGATGCAAATCCTTTTACAGGATCAAAGTCTACCTCAATATCAAAAAATGCTGTATGCAGTTTAGGAGATTCAGCACCTTCATAATGTTGTGCAAGTGTTTTGTTTAGTGGCTTGATATCTGTTTCATATAGCCTGCCAGTCTTTCTATTAATTGCTACATTCTTTTTGAAGTCTTTGCTGTTAGCACATCTAACTTCAGTCAATGGTTCGCCATAGACACTTCGTGCCTTACCTCTAGGGTCTTGATAATAAAAATTATAAACTGGCTTGTGAGTAACTAATACTCTTTTACCGTTGACTCTTTCTGAAACGTGAACTACATCTCGAGTACGGTCATGCCATGCATCAACATAACTCATCTAGTTTCCTATTAAAGATTATCTTTGCCAACTGCCGCCAAGATAGTTTCAAGTTCATCGAACTTGTCACTTTCTTCGCCAAAGTTAGCCTTGTGTGCTACTTTAATTGCTTTGTTTAGGATTGCAGGTCTAATGTCCATTTCCTCTGCGATTGCTTTCACAGTCTCTCTTAGTCCTACTTGTAATGCATCAACCTCGTATAATACTTGGTCGCCTTCTTGTATTAGTCTTTTTAGTCTTGCGACTTCTTCTGAATTGAATGTTCTGTTAAATGCCATGTGTTACCTCTGTGTATACGAATTATTTATAAACATAAATGTATTATATTATCACATCCTGGCAAAGTCAATAAAAATGATAAATACAGTTACAATAGGAGTACACATTATGTCAGACATAGAAACAAAAAAAGTTAATATTGAATTAGAAATAGATACTAATACAGTAGATAGCAGTAAAAATAAGTATCAAGGCTGGATAGATTTAGCAAAAGCCGTAGATGCTTGGAGAATATTTCCACGTTTATTTTTAACTGTTTACATTTTCTTGCTCTATTATTCCACAATGTGGTTTATGGGACTGGAAAATCCTAGTCTTGAGCAATCAGGATTGATAAGTATTATTGTTGGTGCAGGTGCGGCTTGGTTCGGACTATACGCAGGTACTAGCAAAAATAAAGGCGGTGATTAAGAATTATGTTTATAAAACACTTTGTAAGATTTAACACAAGAGATGAACTTGATGATTATGATGTTATAGATTTCTTTGACATCGTACAAAGTGTTGTGCCTTCTAAAATAGTAAAAGGTGTAAGTGTAGAAGACAATGAAAAAGTTAGTGTAGATGTATTAATATATGAAGATGCTGATGAAGATGGTCCTATATACATACACGAAATCATACTAGAAGACCAAATTAGTGAAGAAGAAGGCAACAGAATTTCTAGAGAATTAATTGAAGAGTTTCCGGATCAAGACCCATTTACATTTGAAGCATCAATTGAATTGTAATGGCTATAGACAAAAACGGAATACCCTTTCACCCATCTGAATATAACCCAGACTTTCCAAGAATCAAATGTAAAGTTTGCGGCAAGATGAATAGTTGCACACATGGATTAGTAGATACGGAATCTTGGTATCCAAGATTGCCTATTCTTTTAGAAGGAGGCATGGTGCAAAGCATAGATGATTTTGAATTACATCATTGGACTGAATGGAGTCTTAAAAAGATAGTTGAATCTAAAATACAAAATCATAAACTAATAATTAATAATTTTTTACATCCAGAATTATTGTTAAATTGTTTAGCCAGTTGGCCCGAAGAAATGTATGACATAGAAGTAAAAGGTAGAACACAACAAGACATCAATCATAATGTTGTTTATGAATACTTATTTGATAAAGTTATAAACGACGAGTATGTAAAATGTGCAATAGCAGACAAGTTTGAATTAGAATATGATTATGAAGCAAGTGCATGGCTTTGGGAAGATACAGAGCAATTTGAAATAAATGATGTGCATGTAGATTACGATAAATTTAATATCACATTTGGATTATATTTGCCATTAGATGACAGCAACAAAGAATACGGTACACAATTTTGGGAGCCAAATGAGAAAGAAACAGATTTAGATAAAAGTTTAATCAGAGAAAATTGTACTCTAATTGACCAAGTACCTTTTGTTGCAAACAATATTTACTTTATGCCAAGAACAAAACACAGTTGGCACAGTAGTCCTATAATAGACAAACCAATGACGAGACGACATGTTTACGGATATTACTCAGCAATTTGAACACATTAAGAAACGTATAGATGAGACTCCTGTACTAACAGATCCATGGCCTCATATGTTTATCACAGAAGTGTTCACACCCGATTATTATAGAACAATTTGTGAGTTTGAGCAGTTTGAAGAGTTAGAAGCAGTTGAAGAGCATGGTAGGATACAATATACTTTTGACAAACATCATGAAGAATACGAAGAGTTTACCAGTAAACTATTTTCCTTGCTGAGTGCTAAGTTCGAATATCACACAGAATTGCCTGTGCCTGCTACT